AAAGTTTCTTCTAATTGATAATATCGTTTGATTAACTTCTGCAAACGTAATGACGTAAGGTAATTTAATTCCTGTTGGCATGCCATTTTCATCCATGTCTTCATAACCAGGAAGATCTAAATTTGTATGCATTTCATAAAGTGTGTATTGATCCTCTTGACCGTCTTTTGAAATACCTTCTAGTTGTAATTTCTTTTCGTCTAATTGGTTTTCTGAAATTGGAGGTTCGCCTAATTTTACATCTCTGTAAAAACCAGCTACCTGTTGTTTTCTTAATTCGTTACCAGACATTTTTATAACGTGAATAATTGCTTCTGTATCTTCTAGTGATGTTGCTGAATATGGAACAATTAAATCTTCTGCCGGTACAAATTTAGAAACGGCTCTACCTAAAAGTTCATCGTAATAAACTTTTTTAAAAGTAGAGCCGGACAGGGGAAGATAAAATAACATTTGATCAAACTCAGGTTCGTACTCTGTCATTTGATCCATAAGCTGATAGTTCATAAAATCTCTAACACGTTTTGATTGTTCTTCTTTAGCAATTGTTACATCACCTAAAATTTGTGTTCTAACTGGACCATCGCTTGGTAATAATTCTTTGTAAGCTGTAGCTTGAAATTGTGTAACCGCTTCTGCTAACACTGGGTGATTAACACCTGACGCGCCTCTAAACGGTTCTGTTCGTCTTTCGTATTTAAAACCTAATAGTTCTAAACCTTCTCTGTATGACTGTTCCCAGTCTCCTCTTGATTCTTTGTATTCTGTGTATTGATCGTAAAGTGTTGAACCTAAAGATTGTAATTCACCTTCTCCCATGTCTTCAGCTAAATTAGCGAAGTGTCCCTCTGATTGTCGACCAGGGGCCGTTGTTGGATCGAATGAAACTTCTGCTCCACCTTCTTCATCCATTACAACTTGTGTTGTATCGCTACCAACAATTTGTTCGCCGGGAATCGCGACTTCTTTTTCTTGAAACTCTTCGTCTTTGATTTCTTCAACTGTGTTGGGTAATGATTTATCTATGCTATCGACCATATCCTCTATCCTATTATTAAATTACACCTTTGACTGAAGTTATACCGTACATATTTGGGTATGTAAAGCCTGAACCTCTTGCTCTTTCTAAAGCTCTTTTTCGTTCTTCAGCTTCTCTTTGTTTTCTAACTCTTTTTTTTACAGCTTCAACATCAATGGCCTCTATGCCCTCTCGTGTTGGTGTGTAAAAATCTGTATCTAACATCGACTCATCACCAGCTATTTGTTGTTCACTTACAGCTTGTCTTTCAAGAGGAGTCATCTTCATAAGATCTTGTGCTTCTGCAACTCGACCTGACAAGAAAAAAGGTGACGCTAAAATTTCAGCTGTTGTCTTACCTTGTTTTCTCATATTAAGCATATTAGCTACTTCAAGAGGTATTGCTGCTAATCCTAAACCTTTACCTACAATCTTTGCAGCATTTTTTATAACACCTGCTGACTTTGCTAATCTTCCTGTGCCTAGTTGCATATTGCTGTAATCCACTGCAAGAGGACTTCTCATTTCAGGAATTACTGTTGTAATCATTTCAGGAGTTGGCATACCAGTAAAAGCAAACATTCTAGGAGAACCCCTTTTAGCAGCCGTTGCTATTTTAATTTGACCTACTGGTTTCTTAACAAACTCTAAACTTTGATCTAAAGTTTTTAAATCAGATGGAACTTTAAAAGAATACTTATGTCTTTTATAAACTTCATCAAACTTATCACCGTATTTTTCATAAGCAGCTTTATTTTTAATTGTTTCTTTTGGTGGATCAAAACTAAATTCTAATACTCTAACTGGTAGTTGTCCTTTTTTTAAATTTTTATTTGCGTTCTTTGCAAAGTCTTTTGCTATCTTATTATATTCAGATGCTAATTTTTTTTTCTGTTCTAAAGTTTTTGCTTTTTGAATTCTGTTTTCATACAAACTAGTTTGTCTATCTAAACTAATTCCTTTTGTACCTTTTGGTAAACGTCCTTTTGTTTGATTAATGTCTTCTCTTAATCCTTGTGCAAAAACACTATATGGTAGTGAGTTAAACTTATATCCAGATCTTATGTTTTTAACCATGTCTGTTTGATATCTAGACATACCCTCTCCTTTAGGCATTAAGTCTGATATTTTTCTTTTTGTTTGAGCTACAGCACTTTTTCCTTGTGCTCCTTTCATACCCATTTCTTTTGCAAAAGCTTCCTCCGCAGCTTTTCTTTGTAAACCTGCTCCGTATCCTCCGTACAATCTACTAGTACCTATTTCACCTAAACCTGCTCGAAGTTTACCCGTAGCTTTTATAATTTTATCATTTTTAACAGAGTTAGGTAGATATCTATTACGTCCCGCATATTCTTCAATAAGTTGTCCTATTCTTCGAAGAGCTATATTTTTATCTACATCTATAACTTTTTTAGTTTCTTTTATTAGTTTAGGTATATTACTTTCACCTTTTGCTAACATTTGTTTAACTTTAGATTTATCTAAATCTTTTAAATCTTTTATAACTTTTTGAACCATTTTCCCTGATTCTCCTGTTCCTAAAGGAACACCTTTTATATTCTTTGCTAAATTTTTTATGGTAGTTTTCATTCCTTTCTGTGTAGGAAATTCTTTTTTAATTATTTCGTTAACTTGTTCTCTTGTATATTTACCTGTTTTTAATAATTGAGTTGCTCTTTTTTTTCTTTTTTCAAAAGCCTCTTTACCAGGACCACCTTCTGTTCTTTTTAATTGATTAATATCATACTCTTTTTTAATTCTTTTTAATTCTGCAGCTGTTGGTTTTATATAAAATTGTTTTGGATTTTTTAGCACTGTGGGAGACTGTCCAGAATACTGTACAGTTACTTCTTTTGGTTTTTTTAATCCATATACTCTTGCTATTCTAGCAGCATTTCCTGCTGCTTCAGGTAAGTCTAGACCTGCTTTAGTTAAAAGATTGTAAAGCTCTTTTGTTTTAATTACACCAGGAGTTAGTAATTGTACGCTACCACCCTTTTTATAACCCGGTCTTATTCTTTCAAGTATAGATATAAACTCAGTCATCTTTTAATTTCTTTTTGTCTCTTATTCTTTGCGCAGCTTCTTTGTTTTGTCTTTCCATTCTAATTTTCATTTGTGCCTCTGGCTCTCTTCTGCCAACATATTTACCTTGCTTGTTAACAACTTTTTCCATGATACCAAAAGGATTAGTTTTATCTTTACCGCCTGGGGGAAACTGTATAATTTTTTTAGAATCAATAACTTTCTGTTTTGCTTTCATTTTTAATTTTAACAAATCAAGTCCTTTAGGCATAACTCCTCGAGCTGCCTTATAAGCTTTGACCATTAATTGTAATGCTTGTAAATATGTCATCAGTAGTAGTTGTATTCTTTTTTAGTTTGCGCTTTGTCTTTTTCGTCTTCTGGATGCGTGATAAAACCTCCCTGTCTAAATCGCATTACAGCTTGAGTCATTGAATCTACTAAGTCGTCATTGTCTCCATACGGAAACGCTGCACACTCTTCTATCACTTCTTCTGCAAATTTATCGTCAGGCGCCCAGATTTGCCCTGACTCAAATAATGGGGCAACGGCGTTTACTCTAGCATGCTTGTCATTTCCTTTGCTAGGTGTGTAATTTATAACAGGTATCCCCATCTTTCTCAACTCATAAGTTAAAGGTAAGCCAGATGCTTTACCTTCTATGATGACTGTATCAGGGTTCCAATATTTCCATTGTTCGTAAGCCACCTTTTTAAGTTCTGGAAACTCTAGTCGTTCTTTGTGCGCATCAAGTAGAATTAGATTCGGTCCGCTGTCCTCGTTTGGATAGAAGACGCCCCACGTCGTAATCGCAGAATAGTCAGCGGTTTCTTTTTTGAGAAACGCGGTGTCATAAGATTGTATGATGTGTTCTAGTTTTGGTACATAACCTTTGTCCCAAACGTTCCACCATTCACGTTTTATGATAGACCCTTCTTCTGCCGTTGGATCTTGCATCCACTGAGCATTCCATTTACCTAACGACAACGAAGCTTTAACAGATTCTAATTCTTCTAACTTCCAATATTCTGGCCACGTTGGTTTATTACTTGGTAAGATAGCCGGAAACTCAACGACTTCCCACTGATCAGCTTTAAGTTCTTTTTGAGCTTTAATTAACATGCCTGTTAAATCTTTTGTATTCCATCTAGTCATAACCACGACTATCGCTCCGCCTGGTTGAAGTCTTTGTCTTGGTCCTGATGTATACCACTCATAAGCACGTTCCAATGCCTGCGCATTGAGAGCATCTTGTTCTGAATGCGGATCGTCGATAATAAGTAAATCCGCTCCACGGCCCGTTATGGCTGAACCAACACCCGCTGCATAATATTCACCACCTTGTTCTGTTTCCCATTTACCCGCGGCTTGCGAATCTTCTCTGAGTCTTGTTTTGAAAACAGATTGGTATTCGGGGGTATCAATTAAATTTTTAGCTTTACGTCCAAAGCGGATCGCTAATTCAGTGGTGTGAGTTGTTTGTATAATCTTAAGATCCGGTTTACGTCCTACCATCCACGAGGGTAAGAGATAAGACGCAAATTC